TTACGCTTGCTTTTCTGATTTTGAATTGCAGTCGGATTTATTTTTGGAATTTGAGTAGGCGAAAACATTTAAAATTTTCTTTGTGAGTTCATCTGCGTGGTCTTTGAGAGTGTGCTGGTAAATTCGTTGGAGAGTTTCAACATTCTCCCAGCCGCCTATCTCGGCTATGTATTTGTCGGGGATTCCTTGAGCGTGCAGTTCGGAAGCAAAATAATGGCGCAATGAATGAAATTTGAAATACGGTAATTCGGAATTTTTTCGGCACTTTTTGAAATGGTCGTCAATGATGCCCGGATTGATACCGAAGTGATTCCATTTAAGACATTCTTGTATCAGTTCTCTGTCGAGTGGGACAACACGGTTGCCGGCAAAGCTCTTTGGAGTTTTTTTCAAAATCCAGTTTTGGCCCGAATCCTGAACAAGTGACTTGTTGATTATAACACCGAAGTCTGTAAAATCGTCAGGAGATAGGGCAGATATCTCAGAACGGCGTAAAGATCCGTGACTTGCGAGCAACACGGGAACTCTAACATAATCATCGCAAAAGTCAAGCAATGTGTTGATTTGTTCTGTTGTTGGCACGGCAACTTCAACTTTTTGTTTTTGCGGAAGTCTGATTTTGGATAAATCCAATTGACGATAATACACACTCATTACGGAGTGAAACAATCCGTATATATTTCGAACACTCTTAGGAGAATGTGTGACTGCAAGTTCGCTTACGGAAGCTTGAACAAGTTCGGCGGTGATGTTCCTCAGCTTCATTGGCATAAGCAATTGCAAATATTTATTTTGGTATTGCTCATAACCCCTAATTGTTGACGGACTTGACACACCTCGCTTGATACCTATGTATCTTTCGTATGCCTCTTTAAGCGTGAGATCGTCATAACTTGCCGAACTTCTCTGTCTGTTGTGGCTGAATTTCATTGCCATGTACTCGGCTTCTTTTTTCGTTTTTGCTGTAAATGACTTGTAGTGCCATTTACCGTTTTCGTCTTTGTAGTCAGGTACTAAAACACGATAGTTGCCCGATTTCAGTTTTTTGGCTTTTGCCATAATATCATCTCCTGTAATGTGGTATCGGCTCTTGTTCCACCAAGTAAAAATGCCGACACCATTTTTTATACCATCCTCGTACTGTTCCCGCAGTACGGGGATTTTTTTATTTAATGTAAATGCACTAAAAATTTTGTTATATATTTATCTACTTTTTGGTAACAGTAAAAGGTGATGAATATGTTTTCCCTGAATCAGAAGTTATAACTAATTCATATGCACCTGTTGGTGCAGAAATATCAATAGGTACTCGACAAGATACAAATCCCTGCGGGTTGCTTATAACATTGTATTTTTTAAAAATGTTATTTAGGTGATAAACAGTTATTTTATACAAATGTTTCGGTTCACCGCCAAATGACACGAACAGCTCTGAACCCTGCATAACAGTGTCACTTATACTAACAGCTCTTATACCGCATTGTTCGACCTTATCTTTATTCTCATTAGCGTGTATGTATTTTTGTGTTGGCTCTTTTGAATACACATGGTTAGTAATAGCGGTGGCAATTGCAATAAGCACACCCATAAGAATTACAGTAGGTATAGCACCGAGTAAGACACCTTGAACACTGAGTAAATTAACTATTATAGCATATACAAATGCTGCTCCAAACAAAGTTGAAATTCTTAATAAAACTCTATTCCTCTTGCATCGTGAGCAAAATTTTTTGTGTACAACATTGCCTTTAGAGTCAACAAAAGAATATTGTTCCTCAAATGATCTGCCGCAATGATAGCATGTACGGACTTCTTTTTCTTCATTTTGGGTTGGTTCAGAATTATTAGTTTCCTTATATTCTTCTAAATCTTTATAAGTGATTTTATCCGTTTGCTCGGCATATGTGTCAGTTTCCAATGAAGCATGACAGTTACAGCAAAACTTGTTATTGAACTGATTTACTGTACGACATACTGGACAAACTGTAATTCTTTGATTTTCTTTTTCTGTTTTCATAATCGTACCTCTCCTTGACAAAAATCATAAAATATAATAATATATTATATGAGAGGTGCGTGTTTATCTCTCATCCCTATTTTTTTTAGCCGTCTGTTGGTGCGAACAACAGGCGGTTTTTCTTTTACATTCTCTTGTAGACTTGACCACGGTTGCCGACATCAACAATTGTTATAAGAAGAATATCGTTATTGATTTCATAGATAACACGATAATTGCCGACACGCAGACGGTAAGCGTTGCTGTTTCCTGACAAGGCTTTTACATCACCGTCAGGAAGTTTTGAAACAGCTTTCAAAATCCGTTCTTGTTGATTACGGGGCTGAGATTTAATAAACTTCTGAGCCTTTTTGTTCAGTTCAATTTTATACTTCATCACAGATTTATCCCCAACTCATTGGCAAAATCTTCAAGGCTGACATTTTCGCTTGAGTCAGACGGGTTATTCTTGTATTCGTCATAGAGTTTCTGGCAGTAAGCGTCATCTTCTGCGTCATCTACGATATGTCTTAAACTTTGCAACATAGTGAGCAGTTCTTCAAGCTGTTCTTCTGAAAAGTCGTTTATAAGGTTAATAATTTTTTCTTTTGCTGACATACGGAATCCTCCTTGTTTTATAGTATTCAAAATTCAATATAAATAATATTTCCTACACGCTTGAAATCAGGCGTGTTTTTCTTTTATGTCTGAAAAATCGGGAGTTGTGTATTTTGCGTTGCCGATTAAATCTTCTGAATATTCAAGCAATTTTTGTTTGCCCTGATTATTCAAAGAACGATAAGAAGAAATTAGTTTTTTCTCATAAGTGTTTAATACAGGACTATTTTTTGAATCACTGTGAGTTAATACACCTTTATCAATACTTTCTATATCTAAAGATAATTCATTAAATATTTTAAGTACAGTGTTTACACCTACGCCACCAATGCCTCTTTTGAAAATCGTATCTAAAGTTGAATACGGTATATCAATCTTCTGTGTAAAAGCACGAACACTTTTATAATTATTCAGAATTTCGTTTTTTAGCTGTTCTTCTATAGTCATAAGAGCAACCTCCTTTTGACATCATTATACACGCTATTTGCAAAAATGCAATACAAATTTACGAAATTACAAAAATATTTTTTAAAAACCTCTTGACAATTTACGGTATTGCGTGTATTCTTTAATTACAGCAAACGCAATTGCGTGAATTACGAAAGGAGATAATCTTATGTATCCAAACTTGGAAGCTGAAAAGTCAAGAAACAAAGTAACCAATAAGGATATAGCTCGTGTGCTTGGAATAGATGCATCAACTGTTTCTGCAAAACTTAACTCATATGATAGGCTCAAATTTTCAGAAGCTAAGGCAATCCGTGATAATTTCTTTCCAACATTACAGGTCGAGTATCTTTTTGATTACAAAACCGCATAAACCAAAGAACCAATACCACATTACATAAAACCAAAGTAGGGGGTGAGAGAATGGCGGAATCAATATTTATTATAGTGATCGCATTTATGTATATGCTTATATACATAGATAAAAACAGATTAGAAAAACGACTTGATGAGCTTGATGAACTCGATGAGGGGGCTCGCATAAGAAACAACCTTTTCAAGGAATCGTTTGAACTTATCTTCTTTTTTCTCGCCGGCTTTATTATTGTTACCAAGATTTTTGAACTTGTCTACCATTAAAATAAGCAAATTTTCAGCAAGTGCTTTACTGCTTTTGAAATCAATAGGCAGGCATACGGTGACGGAAATGGTGTCGGGAGTGAATGAGGCGGTAATATAATCATCATTCTGTGAAAAATCAAATGTGAAAAATTCAAAGGCTTGTACATTAAGATTTTTAGGAATGTCATTTATATCCGCCGAAACGGTTGTGTTATCGGAACAGTATGTAAAGGTACATTTGCAGAAATCAAAAGGGACACGGCTTTTTACAGTGTCATAAATCTCAGACAATGTCTGAGCATTAAATTTGTTATAGCTGTCTGATGACAGATGTGCAGTAGCTTTATATTTTGTGTTCATAATCAAACCTTCTTTCGGTTTGATTATATCACAACGGTCAAGACAGAACCGATACCACATTACAGGGAAATAACTGCAAGGGGGGTGAGAAGAATGATGAGTGATGATGACAGAGCAAAGGTTGTAAAGTGCCTTGTGAATTTTATTGAAAGAGTTACAAAAAAAGAACGACCTTCAAAGGCAGAAGTGGAAGTTCTGCCCGAGGTCGTAAGAGCTTTAAGAGAATTTATTACCGTTCAGAATTCTTAACATCCAAATAAGAATTACCGAGGGTGTCGGCAATACCGTTGAATAGTGCAGAATAGAATTCAGCTACCTGCTTTCCACCCTTTTCGTCAATTGAAATGCTTAAGTTTGGAGCAATAGCCACTAAAACATCTTTAGCGACTTTATTTGCCAATTCATCAATTGAATAATTACGCATAATAAACTCACCTCCTCTCTGATTATAAATAATATCACGAGTTGAGATGAAATACAAGTTAAGTAAACAGCGTAAAGAACCGATACCACATTACAGGAAAATAACTGCAAGGGGGGGAGAAGAATGGGCGACATTATCATATTGATACTTATGATTATTCTCGCAGTTTCCAAAACTATAGAGGCGGTACTAACCTTTAATGAAGTATGTGAAGATCGTTCCAATAATCATTGCAACAATCTCAACGATAGTTCCGATGATTTTCCAGAAAGACGGTTTCTTATACCACGGCTTCTTATTGCGGGAATTTGCATCGGTACGACTGTCGGATACGGAATCATAGTAGTTAAAGAAATCTTTCTGTAAGCGTTTGAGAATGTTTTCAGCAAGTGCTTTACTGCTTTTGAAATCAATAGGCAGGCATACGGTGACGAAAATGCTGTCGGGAGTGAATGAGGCGGTAATATAATCATCATTCTGTGAAAAATCAAATACGAAAAATTCAAAGGCTTGTACATTAAGATTTTTAGGAATGTCATTTATATCCGCCGAAACGGTTGTGTTATCGGAACAGTATGTAAAGGTACATTTGCAGGAATCAAAAGGGACACGGCTTTTTACAGTGTCGTAAATCTCAGACAATGTCTGAGCAGTAAATTTGTTATAGCTGTCTGATGACAGCGGTGCAGTAGCTTTATATTTTGTGTTCATAATCAAACCTTCTTTCGTTCTGATTATAACATAACGGTCAAGACAGAACCGATACCACATTACAGGAAAATAAAAGTAGGGAGAATCATTATGAATGAAATCAGAGTAAGAATTAAAGACCTCATCAAAGAGCTTCAAATGTTGCAAAAGGACGGCTACGAATGTGCCGACCTCATAATTGAAGAAGCCGAACCCGAAGAAGGCATTCCGGCTCGCATTATGCTCAGCGACTACGGCTGTGTATTTGAATGCAAAGACTGACAAGGGGGAGTGAGAGAATGGATAATCGTAACATCACAAGTATTGTTGTTAATTACGATAACGGCGAAATAGAAACCTTAAATAAAGGTGTAGTTGTTGGTTTTGATGAAATCGACAACGAAGAAGAAACTATCAAGGTCAGCTATCGTATGTGCGATATTAAAGGCAACGAGTTAGCAATGGTTGTTGAAGCTATTATTGCATTGGGCGACAAACTCGGAATGTTTGACAACGGGGGTGATAGCAATGAAGATGATTAAAGTGAAAATTGATACTTTAATCAGTAAACTCGAAGAAATCAAGGCAAGCGGACACGAAACGGTGCATTTGTCTATTGTAGAGGGTAACCCAAGGCACAAAATCCCAGCTCATGTTGACCTTGATGCAGACAAGGATTTTCGTTGTGTGCTCGAGGTGAGAAAGTGAGCCGAATTACAGTAAGAATTGATGACCTAATCGGTCAGCTTAACGAATTAAAACGAGATGGTGCTGAAAAAGTTTTGCTTGAAATTGAAGAAGGTGTTGCAGACCCCGATGAGAATTGTCCGAACAGAATAAATCTGATGCCTGCATATCATCCGAGTGAAATTTTTTCGCAAGTTTATGAAAGCTACTAAAGCAAAAGTCGATACCAGATTACAGGAATAAATAACGAAAGGGTGAGAAAAAATGCCAAGAAAATTAGCCAAGCCCGAGGACCAAATGAAAAGACAGTTGATTGCCAATATACAGTATGAGGCAGAAATCAGGAGTATTGACCGTGAAGGACAGGCTCTTGTGGCACATTGCTCCGAGGGCACCTACAGAAAAAGAATTAAAGATCCGGGTACTTTTACGGTGGAAGAATTATCAAGGCTTGCCAACAAATTTGGCATACCTATTCAAAACCTTTTCAAGGTGAGGGTGGTAGCTGATGAATGACAAAACACTTGACGAACTCAATGACATGGCCAAAAGGTGGATTGACGGAGAGATAAATCATCTTGAAGTTGTGTCTTTGAAATTGTTTGACCGTTTGTTGGTGCTGGAGCTTGCCAACGCATACAGTATGTGCAAGGTCGGTTTGTTATCAGAGAAGTACACTGCCGCATATAAATTAAAATTCTTTCAGGAGTATCGTGAACTGAAGCTCAAGACAGAACATTTGCTGGTCCAACAGGAACAGCAGATTGACTCCGTGAGGAGTGCAAGTGTAACGCTTTCGGAAGTCTGCAAGGAATACGGCAAAGATGAGGTTGACCTCGTTAAGCTGTGCGAGTTGCAGGCAAAGGCAATTGATGAGCTGACACAT